CCAACGCCCGCGCCAATGTCATCTACCGCACATTCCTTTCGAGCAACAAAAGCGCACCACAGGAAAAACCTTACAACCTGGTCGTATTGAGCGGGGAGCTTCAAGGGATCATCGCCAACCTGCAATGCGGGTATTTCAACCCGATCGGCACCGCCTGGCCCCGCCGCTTCCTGACCGCTGATTACGCGCCCGGATTGAGGTACATCGTATGAACTGGGTTAACTACTACCTGACCGAAGCGGTCTATGTGGACGGAGGCCGCGGTCCCGTCGAGTTTGATTGCTGGGGGCTGGTACGCGAGGTCCGCGCTAAGCATCTCGGCCTATCTGAGTTGCCGTCATACGGCGATCTGCGCAACGACAAACCGAGGTTATTCACCAAGGCGTACCGAGAAGAATCCTCGAAGATGCGCGAGTGCCAACCGGAGCATGGCGCCATCGCTGCAGTGCTTATCGGTGAAATCTGTACGCACGTCGGTGTAGTGCTGGACTTCGACGGCGAACTATTCATCCTCGAAATCAATCCAGAGAAAAGCGCTCGGCGTGTTAGGCTTTGCGAATGGCTCAGCAGCCACAACAAAGTCACTTTCCACACGGACCGATAAGCATGATTGAAGTCTTCGCCAGTCGCTTCCCTGACGCGCCAAAAGAACAGTACGAGCTGAAAGGCAAAACGACTGTTCTTTCATGGCTCTATGCGAACGGCATTTCTCGGGACCGCGATCTTCAGTCGTTGCCTATCAGCGTCCACGTAAACGGCATCCACCAAATGCCAGCAAACTGGGCGGATTGCAAAGTAGACGTTAACGACTACGTGGAGATTTACCGCGAGCCGAAGGGCACAGACCCTTTCTCGATCACCTTCGCCCTGCTCTACGGTGCTAAGGCAGCTCTCGCGGCGCTGATGCCTAAGCTGCCTACCCAGCCTTCGGCGAACAACCGGACGGGTGAAGGACTGGACGAGGCCAGCGCGAAGGGTAACAAGGTCAAGCTCAATTCCCCTCGAGTGCAGATTTTCGGCTTCGCCCCGCAGCGTTACCCGGACTTCGCTACGCCCAGTCGCCGTTACTTCGCGGCACCCCGCGAGCAGCGCATTGAAATGTGTATGTTCGTCGGGGAAGGCTACTACGAGAAACCCGTAAGCCGCTTGAAGGTGGGCGAAACGCCGATGGTCTCGCTTGGTGACGATGCGCGGTATGCCTTCTACGAGCCGGGCCAATCGATGGCGGCGGATGAAGCACATTGGAACTGGTATCCTGCGCCCGAGGTGGGTGGCAGCTCCAGCGGCACGGCAGGGCTTCAGTTGACGGTATCCACTTCCCTGACCGAATCCGTTACAGCAACATCGATGACGTTTAACGCCAAAACGGTAGCCATCGCTTCCGGGGCGGGATCGTTCCCTGCAGACTGGACAGTAAACCTGTTGATCCGCATTGCCGCCCCGTACCCTTACACCATCACAGACGGCGACAGCAGCGATCCCCGCGATGTGATCAACGGCGATATCGCGGCATTAGGTTTTCCGAACGGCGCCACTATCGAGATCGCGGGGGCGAACGCCGGAACCTATGTAGTGGCTTCGCAGACGGCAACCACTCTGCGCCTTAACTACCTCGGCGGGGTGCCGGCCAGTGGTCTGACACTAGGGGCGGTCACTATGGCCTTCGGGTATCCGGGGCTTCGCTTCAAGGTTACCGCTATCGCGCCTCAGCTGATGTCCGTTGACCGCCTGTTGGAGAACGGCAGTGTTGACGGCACCTGGACAGGGTGGCCGTCACGCACTACCAACCAAGGACAGATACGACTAGATACGTCGAACTACACAGGGGGCTATCGCGGTCCTTTCCCGGCGTGCCCGGAAAACGAAGTGGTCGATATGATCGAATGGAGCCTGCTCTACACCACGCTTATAGGCATTGGGCGAGAAGGGCAGGAGTACTCGATTTCAAGCGGACATGTATTCGAGTATCGCGACATGGCGCTAGGCGGCGCGTGGACGACGCTGACGAAATCGGTTTCCAACAAGTCTATGGACGCCGTTGGCTACACGTTCCGGGAAGTGTTGCCCTACGCTATGCGCCCGGAGTGCCGCATTCGTCGACTGCCACCCCAAGGTTCCAGCGGGCGCGACGACGAAGCGAAAGACGATTCACAGTGGTACAGTCTGTACGGAAGGATGTTCGACCAGTCCCCGACTTCCTACGCGGGTATGACCATGCTTACCTGCGACATCCGCGGCGGCGATCGCCTGAGTACCCGCGCGGAGAACTTGGTGAACTTGGAGTGCACCCGGATGCTTCCCGTATTGCGAGACGGCGCTTGGCAGCCTATGCAAGCTACTCGGGAGATCTCAGCGGCCATCGGCTACATCTGTAGAGACATAGGTTATTCGGATACCGAAGACCTAGGCATAGCTACGCTAGAACGCTTGGAATCTACACGCTGGACGCCGCGCGGTGAGTACTACGACCGGATAATCATGGATCAAGGCACGGTCAAGGAATTCCTGATTGAAGCGCTAAGGCCCGGCATGTCGGAGCTGACTATCGACCGTGGCGTTATTACCGCCGTACGCGACGAAGCGCGTGGCGAGACGTTCGACCACGTATACAACCCTCGCGTTATGCTGGCGCCGCTGACACGCAGCTTCACCGGACCGGAACTGCCAGACCAGTTTGATGGCGTGGATATTGAGTACTACGACCATACGACTAAGCAGGACGAGACCGTTAAATGTCGTTTGGAGATCTCCCCCGGCGTCTACGAAGCCGGGACTAAGGTCAAGAAAGAGCGGTTGGAAGGGGTTGGCGACAAGACGCGCGCTTGGCGTTACGGGATGCGCCTGCGCCGTAGCTTCCTTTACCGCCAAGCGGAGTACGAGTTCGAAACAGAACTGGCTGGCCTGAACAGCAGCTACTTTTCGTACACGGGGTTAGGCGACTCGACACCTAACTATGGGCAGAACGCCGAGATCGTTGACTATGTTCCCGGTTCCCCTTACCAGCTCAAGGCTTCTGTAGCTTTAGACTGGTCGCAGAGCGGAACGCATAAGGTTCTCGTTCGGCGCCGCGATGGCACGGCTTCAGGGCCTTACACCGCCACGCGGATTGACGATTATTGGTTCTCTATCCCTACCCTTGACTTCGAACCGCTGATTCACAGCGCGATGCTTCCGCCGATCGTCCAGTTTGGGCACGAGTCTCGGTGGATCTATCCTGCGCTGATTACCGAAGTCAATCCTAAAAGTACGCGTACCTGCGGCATGAAAGCCGTTAACTATGATGTTAGGATGTACGCCGATGACGACAATTTCCCGCCTGCTGGAGCTTGAGAATGACCAACACCTACGATACGAGTAACGAGCCGCTTGGCTCTACGGCGGTCAAGGTACTTTACAACAACGCATCGAACCTCGACGAAGCGGTAAACTCTGACGAGGGTACGTGGGTTGATCGCCCGCCTTTCGGGCGGATCCGGCGCACTTGGCGCGGGATGGAAAACGCATTCGATCAGTTTTTGTTGAACTCTGGTTATCAGTTCATCGGCGATTACGACACTGACGGCCCTCTTACGATTACCGCGGCAAATCAAATTTTCAGCAAAGACGGGGAGTATTGGCGCTCCGGGCCTAGCTTGGCCCTTCCTTATACTACCGTTAACAACTGGGTTGTGGACCAGCCGAAGTTCGTTAGTGTTGGGGACGCAGCTCTGCGAACCGACTTATCTGCCTCAAACGGAGCTGAACTTGTAGGCTTCATGGGCCTTACCGTATCACAGCAGTTGCAAATGGGCGGCTTGACCCCCTACAACTTCGGGGCAGTTGGTGACGGGATAGCAGACGATACTCTAGCTGTTCAAAACTGGGCGCAATCTCCCCTATCGCATTTCAAATACTGGGGAGACGGGGTCTTCGTAGTAAAAGGGCCGGTGCAATTTCGCGCCGGCGACCGCGTACAGGGGAATGGAGGCTCCACTAAGGTAGACTTTTCTCAGGACGTCAGTGGTTCGCTAGCTTGTATCAGCGTAACGGGACAGCTTGCAGCTTTGCCTAATCTCGCCGCAAACATTGCTTTCCGTGACAACGCAGTTTCCTTCTTGTCTGCTCACGGCCTAAAAACCGGTGACACCTTCTTGGTGTGGAACCCAACTGACTCGTCGTGGTCGACTTGGCGTTCGGACTATCGAGCTGGAGAGTGGTTCCGGGTAGGTCTCGTGACTAGCACCACAGACCTGACCACGTTTGGGTTGAGCTATGACGCCTATGTTTCTGGTGCAGTGCAGTGCCACAAGCTTGTCGGCGCATCGGTCAGCTTCAGGGACTTTGAGATTATCCAACCTGCCACGTCTAACGCAGGACTCAAGATCAGCCTCATTGATGGCGTGACCGTTGAGAACGTTACTACGGGTGGCGGGGTATACGCTGGTATTTACATCGATAAGTGCGTAAATCTGAAAATCCACTCAAGGGCAACTCAGGCATCATCCCCAGCTGCGGGAAACAACTACGGGTTGGTGATCGGTAACAGCCAGGGCGGCACCGTAGATGGTATCTATTACGGCACGCGCCACGCGGTATCCCTTGGCGGAAACGTTGGCGTAGGGTCTGTATGCTGCCGAAACCTGATTATCAAGGCGAATTATCACAACCTAGGCCCGATCCAGTCACAAGACCTCCACGGTAACACCGAAGATATCACTTTCATCGGTGGCACGTTTACCAACGGCGGCGTACTCGCAGGTAAGGGGAACCGCTGGATCGGTTCTAACTTCCTCGGCAAGACAAACCTAGGCATTGCGCTTCTCATGGGGGAGGTCAAAGGTGGCGACTTCCACCTGGTCGGTTGCAATTTCGATTCAACCGTTAACCCGAATCCCTCAGGGCAAGGCGTAATAAGCCTGCTCAACTTCACTGCCTCCGTGACCGAAGACACGCAAATTATCTTCGATGCGCCTACGTTCAGATGCCC